ATGCAGACACGCCTTAACGACCCAAAGACAGGCGCGTTTGTCATCATTATGCAGCGGCTGCACGAACAAGACCTGACAGGACACGTCCTAGCAAACCAGCTTGGCGATGAGTGGGATCACCTCTGTATCCCAGCGCGATACGAAATTGGCTCACCAAATCCAATAAGGTCAAGCCTTGGCTTCACAGATCCACGCACCAAGGAAGGCGAACTGCTGTGGCCAGAACGGATCGATGAACACACCCTATCGACCCTAGAGCGCAGCCTTGGCTCTTACGCAGCCGCTGGGCAGCTACAGCAGCGACCAAGCCCCAAGGGCGGTGGCATACTCAAGGCGTCATGGTGGGTGCCTTGGGAGAGCGAAGAGATGCCCAACAACATCGAGTATGTCCTGCAGTCATGGGACACAGCCTTCGAGGCAAAGGAAAGCTCCAGCTTTAGCGCCAGAACCACTTGGGGCGTCTTCCGCCATCAGGGCGTCATGTGCGCCATTGTGCTGGAGGCGTGGTACGACAAGGTCAGCTATCCAGACCTCCGCAGGATCGCGCAGGAATCATACGATCTCTGGGAGCCAGATGCAGTCTTGATCGAGAAGAAGGCGTCAGGCCAGTCTCTCCTGCAAGATCTCCGCATGGCGGGCGTTCCAGTCTTGGCCTATTCGCCTGACCGTGATAAGGAAGCACGCGCCCACGCTTCGAGCGCGATGCTGGAAGATGGCAGAATCTTCTACCCAAGCAGCCGAAAATGGGCTAAAGATTTGATAGATATATGTGCAGCCTTTCCAGCGCACCCAAACGATGACGTAGTAGACACATGCACACAAGCATGGTTAAGATTACGGAAAGGCTGGTTTGTTGGGCATAGCGAAGACCCAGAAGAAGACGAACCAGTAGAAAAGCAAAGGATGACGCTCTATGGCTGACCCAAATATTATCCCGTTCAGCGAAGGCGCTCCTGCTGCCGACGAGTTAATGATCGAAGAGCTTGCCGATGGCGATGTGCTAATTGGTGATCCAGAGCTGGACATGATGGACGAAGTTGATTCCGCGCAGTTCGACATAAATCTTGCAGAGACAATTGGCGACAAAGAGCTGGGCCGAAAAGCTCAGGAGCTGGTCAGCTATTACGAGAATGACCGCGAAGCCCGCGCTGAATGGGAGCAACGCTACAAGGAAGGTCTGAAGACGCTTGACCCAGACGGTGGGTTGGCTGAAGGCGAAGACGAACGTGCCACCCGTGGCCTGTCAGTCGTTGTTCACCCCCTGATCGCTGAAGCTGCCACGCAGTTTAACGCCAAGGCAATCGCAGAGCTGTACCCATCAGGTGGCCCCGTCAAGTCGGTCATCATTGGTTCGCCAGACGAAAAGCTCGAAGAGCAGGGTCGCCGCGTTCGTGAGTTTATGAACTACCAGATCACGCAGGAAATGCCTGAGTATTTTCCTGATCTGGATCAGATGCTATTTCACCTGCCCCTGATCGGCCACACGTTCAAGAAGGTTTGGTGGGACGCCAATCTAGACCGCCAGTGCAGCCAGTTTGTAAAGGCTGAAGACTTTGTCGTGGCCCCAGAGAGCAAGGATCTCTACACGTCACCCCGCTACACCCACGTCATCCGCATGCCGAAGAATGACTTCAATCGCTACGTCCAGAACGGCTACTACCTGCCAACCAAGTACGGTGGCGGCGATTCAGCAGATCCATCAGGCGATGTGATTGGTGAGATCGAAGGCGTAGATCAGTACGACGACAGCAATGACGACGTGATGACATTGCTCGAAATGCACGTCTATGATTTGTTTGATGGCATTGACGGCGAGGATATGGATGACGGCGAGGATGACGACAACGCAGTCGCAATCCCATATGTCATAACAATCGACTATGAAAACCAGAACGTGGTGGCCATACGCCGCAACTGGCGCGAAGACGATGAGATGAAAAAGCGCCGCGACTGGTTCGTAAGCTATAAGTTCCTACCGGGTCTAGGTTTCTATGGCTTTGGCCTGTACCACATGATTGGTGGATTGGGCAAAGCGGCGACAGGATCGCTCCGCGCATTGCTCGACAGTGCCGCATTCTCGAACATGCAGGGTGGCTTTAAGCTGCGTGGCCGTGTCGCTGGCGGAGATATGCAAATATCCCCCGGTGAATTTGTTGACCTCGATTCCACTGTGGATGACGTCAACAAGGCGATTATGCCACTGCCGTTTAAGGAGCCGTCAGGCTCTCTGTTCAACCTGCTTGGCTTTATGGTTGATGCGGGACAGCGTTTTGCCAGCACGGCAGATCTTAACATTGGTGATGTAAATCCAAATGCCCCAGTCGGGTCAACTGTCGCCCTGATTGAACAGGGATCGAAGGCATTTAGTGCGATCCACAAGCGCCTGCACTACGCGCAGGGTCAAGAGTTTAAACTACTTGCGGCGCTGAACGCTGAGAATCTCCCCGATGAGTTCAGCTTTTCGCAGGCTGGAGCTGCGGAGGTTATCTATCGTACCGACTTTGATGATCGGATCGACATTGTCCCAGTGTCTGATCCAAACATCTTCTCGACAGCCCAGCGCATTGCGCAGGCACAAGCTGTCTTGGAAATGGCGCGATCAGCTCCGCAGCTTCATGACCTATACCAAGCGTACAAGCGGATGTATGAGGCGATCCGAATACCCAACATTGATGAAATCTTGAAGAAGCCTGAAGACGCAGTTCAGATGGACCCAATCGATGAGAACATGAGCGTCCTGTATGGCAAGCCAATACGCGCCTTCCCAGAGCAAGATCACGATGCACACATTGCGGTTCACATACAGTTCTTGCAAGACCCATCGCTGGCTGGCAACCCCGGTGCTAAAGCAATGCAGCCTGTGTTAATCGCCCACATCGCAGAGCATATCGCGCTGCTTTATCGTCAGCGCATGGAGGCAAGCATCAAAATGGAAATGCCGCCAATGCCGAACTTCAAAGACCCAGACTTCAGGTTCGCTGCTGTCGATCCACAGATGGACCTGCTGATTAGTCAACGAGCGGCGCAAGTTGTGGCGGCAGCTCCACAGATGAAGCAAATCCAAGCTCTGGCAGGCATGGGAGGCCAGCAAGCCCAAGGACAGGGCAATCCACTGCAATACGCACAAGAGCTGGCCAAACTGGAGACAGAGGCGCTTAAAGCCCGCACGACAGCACAGATCGAAGCTGACCAAGCCAAGGCGAAGTCAAACATTGAGATCAAGCAGGCTGAAGCCCGTCAGGATATGGAGATCGACGCAGCCAAGGCGCAGCAAGACATGCAGGCTAAGATCATGAAGCTCGAAGCTGAGCTGCAGCTAGAGCGTGAGAAGAACGCAGCAAAGATTCAGATGGAGATGATGAAAAATGTACCCCCCACAATATAATCTGCCTCCAGTTGATCCATCAGCCTTTGGCGGATTACCCAAGCAGGGTGGCCCACAGGCTGGCCCTCCACCACCGCAGGGTGGTCAGGGCGGTCCACCAATGGATATGAATAAGTACCTGATCGACAAGGTCATGGAGATTAAGCGGCGCATGGGCGCAGGGGGCGCAGGGGTAGGCGCTCTAGGGGCAATGATGCCACAGCCACAGCAGCCAATGCAACAACAGCCACAGCCACAGCCACAGCCACAGCCACAGCAACAGCAACAGCAGCCGCAACAGCAACAGCAAGTGGGGATGGTCTAATGTGTTTTGGTGGTTTTGGTGGTATAGGCGATGGCAACAGTGTATCAGAAGCTGTAGCCAACATATTTACGCCCGACGATGGCGCTTCATATGTGGGTGGCAACTTAGTTGATGATGCTACTGGAGCTTCTATATCTTCTGGAGGCATGACATCGACAGATAACGAAATTTCTGGATCTGCTAATACTAGCAGAAATGACATTCAAGGCCCGATGCCAGCAGGTATTAATTTTCCTAATTCTCCTGTGAAGCCTTCTGGCGCTTTGCCGTCAGGCAATCAATATAACAGAACCTTCAGCACTGATCAGTTGGGCGCTTTGACTCAAGTCAACACTCCCAGAGAAAATATAGCCAACATTTTGACACTGGGCGATGGTGCAAAATATGTGAAGGGTCAGTTGATCGAAGAGGCAACTGGAAGATCTCTAACTGGCGGCGGCATGATCAAAAACAAAGCTGGACTTAACGACTACATTTACGGTGTTTCTGATGACTTCAGCAACAACGCTCCACCAGAGCAAGGCGCGATGTCCGACGACGATTATAGATCGGCACTGGATAAATTTGATACTCGCGAGGACATGCTTGAGCAAATACCACCAAGCAATGCGGCCTATTTTGGTTCTTTTATTCCGGGGCAGGCAATCCCAGTTATTGGTAGCTACCTTGGCTCAAAGATGCTTGAGGGTGGCATCAATCAAAGACGCGCAATGATGGATAAACACCAAGCTGCCTTGGATGCTGGAGCAACGCCATTTTATACAGATGATGGTGTATACGCGGGCTATGACACAGATGACGGTAAAAAAGAAAATTACGAGCTAGGTGGTGATAATACTAGTACACAACAGTCAATGGGTGGCGACAGTTATTATGGCGGTGATGGTGACAGTTATACTGGAGCTGCAACCACCCCCATAGGCGGAACTGCTGAAGCGGCCAATAGCATATACAACCGCTACTATAAGGGCGGCAGTGGGGCTGGCTTACCAGCGTGGTTGCGTCGATACGCTTCTGGCGTTAGCATAAACCAACTTCTTGAAAAAGTTGTGATAGAAGGTAAAGAATACTTTAAGACGCCAGACGGCAAATACATTGAGCCATCTGAGTTGTCTGGAGCCGTAGATCTGGGCGTGGAGCAAGCCCCAGCATAAACAGAAGAATAACATAGGAGGCTGTAATGGCTGATATAACACAAAACCCAGACTACCGATTGGTCATGACGTTCCTTCAAAATATTCGCCCCGGTGATATGGATCAGGAATCCTCAGAGCAATTGATGATGATCGGCCAACGCATTCAAGCTGGTGGCGCATTGAGTGATCGTGAGCGCGAGATGTTTGAATCAGTTGTTACCAACATGCCAATGAATCCGGGATCAGCTTTAGCGCCGGGCGAGATGCCAATGGGCGAGATGCCAATGGGCGAGATGCCAATGGGCGAGATGCCAAGCCAAGACGGCGAGACTTACAGCCCATCAAGCGGTGTAACACGCGCACCCAACGTAATGAGCATGGAAGACGCAATCGCCGCAGGCATCGTTGCCCCAACAATGCGTCCACAGGCACGTCCAGCGGCCCCAATGACATCACCGCGCCCACCAGCGCGTCCAATGCGATAGGAGGCTATCATGGCTGAAGTAAATGTAGAAAACATGGAAGACAACGCCACTTTGTTTATGAGCAAAATGGGTTTTAGCCATGACGAAGCTGGACTTGATATGACCGACGATCAATTGGTTAACTTCCTGCTTTTATGCCACCAGACAATGATGGGCGTCGATGACGAAATGTACGACGACGAAGAGATGTATGGCGATGACGAAGAGATGATGGAGATGCCACACGGCAAGGATGTCAAAGTCAAAGTCATGAAGCTCGACGGCGGCAACGTGCATGAGATGATGAACAAACTTCTGGGAGGCTGACATGCCCGTGATGAAGGTTAAGGGTGGTTACAAGTGGGGCAGCAAGGGCAAGGTCTACAAGACCAAGGCCGAAGCAGCCAAGCAGGGCAAAGCTGTCTATGCGTCTGGCTATAAGGGAAAGAAGTAATGGGTGTTCTTAAATTTTTAAAGTCAGGCGCAGATTTAGGTAAAAAGCTTAAAGTTGAAGATGTTGCAGAAGTTGCGGTTGACGCTCTGGGTAAGCCCATTGGTGGGTTGTCTACTATGGGTGATAATAGGCCACCCGCGAATATGCAGATAGATCCACTTGAGAGTGTTGACTATCCCGCAGGTTACTTCCCAGAATACCGTGGTGCAGCTCCAAATCGCACTGAGCCATACCCGCGCTATGAGCCAAAGAATACTACAGAACGGATGCAGCGGTTAGAACTGGCAATTGCTGACGAAGAAAATCCAATCAATACAGTATTTGATAACTATATCGAAAAGGGCAAAGCCTTGGCTGGCCCTGACTGGTACAACACTGAAGAGCTGCGCGACTGGATGGTTGGAAGCCTTGGTGAAGTAGAGGGCGACAAGCAGTGGCGTGAGTACATGGAACTGATTGGGACCACATCTACTGGGTCTAAAGTTCCTCAGAACATTCGTTTTGCTAGTTTGTATCGTGCTATCGCTCCAGAAGATCGCATAAGAGTGGCTCAGATGGTTAAGGATGAAGGCATCACGCCTCTTGCCGCAGCAAAAGAGCTGGGCGTTGAGCCAGCGAATATTCCAGACGATTTCAATTATGGCCACATCAAGCAGCGCAACCAAGCTGGCAATGTGGTAAACCGCGAAATGGGACGATGGGAGCGTGAAGTTCCAGAGGAGCTAACTGGTGCAGCTCGTACTAAGTGGCTACAGGCAAATCCAAAAGTTAAAGGTTTCGGGAACGATCTTTTAGGCGATGACACAAACATTGCGGCTGACATGCATTTCATGCGGATGTTGGCTATGTCTGACGGTGGCGGTGATTTCTTGAGCGCCCAAGCAAAGCTCAGTGGTGACAATGCAAAGATTGCGGCTGACGTTATTGGCCCCAGAAAGATCAAGAAATATACATCTACACGCATGGTCAATGGCAAGGAAATGTCTGAGATCAACTTGTTCAAGGCATGGAAAGATGGCCACATTAAGGACACATCTCCATTCCAAGAGATTCCGACAGCTTGGTCTGACACACCAAAAGCCAATGAATATGCGGCTTATGAGGACATGGCCAACCGTGTGTCCTCTAAGTACGACATGACCCCTGCACAGTTCCAAGCAAGCCTTTGGATGGGCGCTGGAGACATCACAGGTCTGGCTGACGAAAGCCAAGGCACGTTCATGCAGTTGTTTAGGAAAAGCCTCGACAAGCGAGCTGGAGAGCGTGGTTTGTCGCGCAAGGGTATGCTGAAAGACTTCATTGACAACAAAGCGGTATTGTCTGTTCCGTTTGGAGGCTTTGGCGCTCTTAGCAGCATGGGTGAAGATAAAGAAGGAGGCATATAATGGCCAAGGAACCGAAGAAGAAACCAGCAGGACTATACGCAAACATCGCAGCAAAGAAGGCTCGGATCAAGGCTGGATCTGGCGAGAAAATGCGTAAGAAGGGTGCCAAGGGCGCACCAGCTAAGGGTGCATTTAAGTCTGCGGCCAAGACCGCAAAGAAACCAATAAAGAAAAGGAAAGCATAATGGGCAAGGGTCTAAAACATTATTTCAAGACTGGCAAAGAGCATAAGGGCGCTACCCACAAGGATGCCAAGGGTAAAGTCATGTCTGGCAAGACGCACACAGCCTCCAGCAAGTTCCTAGTTCACATGAAGGATTTGTCGGCTACAGCTAAGAAGATGGCCAAGAAGTAATGGCAACGTACAAAGGTAAAAGCGTCAAGCTAAACAACCCACGCCGCATATCTAAGGGCGAAACTTCTTACGGCAAGAAGAAGTCTGTGGTATATGTGACGGACGGTGACAAGA